AGCCGCGACCACATCGGCTGGGCCTTCATGACCTGGAGGGGTTGGAAGCCTGAGGTGTTTACCGACACTGGACGACTCAAAATTGATGAAGGCATTCTACAATCCATCGGAACAATGGAGGCCGATACATTTGGACGGATCTTGGAACTTCAAAAAGCTCTGGGTCAACTCAGTGACGGAGCCAATGCGTGGCTTAAGATGGTTACCAAAGATGGTCGCATACACCATACCTGCCAACTGGCCACGAACACAGGACGGAATGCCCACAGTCGTCCTAACCTTGGTCAAACTTCCTCTGATCCTCGTTGCCGCGAGCTGTTTGGCCCTGGCAAAGGTATGCGTCAGGTTGGTGCTGATGCTTCTGGACTTGAGCTGCGTATGCTTGGCCACTACCTTGCTTTTTATGACGCAGGTGCCTTCGCAGATGTTGTTGTTAATGGAGACATTCATCAACAGAATGCTGATCGGGTTGGTTGCTCCAGAAAGGATGTCAAGACGCTGACCTATGCATTTATCTACGGCGCATCTGATCGCAAGATCGGAGTATCTTTGGATAAGTCCCTCGATGAGAAGAAGGCTGCTCTGCTGGGCAAAGACATTCGTAAAAAGTTCCTGGAGGCTATTCCTGGTCTTGATCAATTACTTAAGGCAGTTAGCAAGCGAGCTGAGTCAGATGTCCTCAAGGGGTTAGATGGTCGTCCCATACGCCTCCAAGGAAAGAAGCACGCAGCCCTTAACTATCTGCTTCAATCAGCTGGTGCCATTGTTTGCAAGCGATGGAATGCTATTGCTTATCAACAAATGGTACATCAACTTGACTACAAATGGGACATTGACTTCCAATGGCTCGGATGGATCCATGATGAAATACAGCTTGCTGTTCAACCACACTTAGTTAATGATGCCAAGTTCCAACTCGAATGGTCGATCGTCCAGGCGGGGAAATACTACAAACTCCGAGTCCCCCTCGCGTCAGAAGCAAAAGAAGGAGCTTCGTGGGCAGAATGTCACTGATACCCACCTTAGGGTTGATGCTGACTTCTTTGCCTATCGAGCCTGTCAATCAGCAGAGATAGAGTTGGACTGGGGTGATGACCTCATCACCATTGCCAGCAACTTCCAGATCGTGCTGGAGATCTTTGAGGGTGAGCTAAACAATCTCAGAAAAAGATTCGACAGCGACCACATCACCCTCTACTTTTCCGATACCAAGAACTTCCGTAAGACCATCTCTGCGGACTACAAGGGTAAGAGAACCAAGCGCAAACCAGTAGGCTATAAGCGTCTGCTGGAATGGTGTGCTAAGCATTACAAAACTGTTCGTTACCCTAATCTGGAAGCCGACGATGCTCTTGGTCTGGAGTGTCACCTTGATCCTTCTGACTTTGTTCTGGTCAGTCCGGACAAAGACATGAAGCAGATCTCCTGCCGCCTCTTTAATGGCGAGGATGAGGTCAACGTGACCCCAGAAGAGGCCGATCACTGGTTCTGGACCCAATGCTTAACAGGCGACCCCGTTGATGGTTACAAGGGCGTTCCGGGTGTTGGTTCCGTAGGGGCCAAGAAGATCCTTGACAAGGCCACCGATCCGTGGGAGGCTATCGTAGCTGCCTATGAAAAGGCAGGCCTTGCCGAGAAGGATGCTCTACTCAACGCTCGCTTGGCACGGATCCTTCGTCCGGGCGAATACAATTCAACCACGAAGGAACCTATTTTATGGACCCCACCCGTCTTACAATAGGGTTAGAAATTAGTCTGGCCCTTGTTGTTCTCTACTTACTGGATCAAAATTTCTTCCATTATGTGGACCTACTCCTTCAAACTTTCCGCACCAGAATCGCTTTACAAATCCATCAACGAGTTCTTGGATTTAGACTCTGGCTTGACCGACAAGCCCTCATCCACCGAGGACCCGTGGGCAGACTCTGGAACGCCTACAGCCTCTGGAAAATTCGAAACAACCCAGCCTACAAAGAGTTCTTCGAAAGTCGTGAGTAAGTATTCACCCGCCCACTATCAGCGTGGCAAGATTCAAGTCTGGGACTTTATCAGTGACCAGAACCTTGACTTCCTTACTGGCAACGTTGTTAAGTATGTGTGTCGAGCCGGGCTCAAAGATTATGAGTCCGAGCTGGATGATCTGCTGAAGGCCAAGGCCTACATTGAAAAGAAGATTGCTCAAGTCTCTGAGGGTCGTAATCGATGATTAGTCCGTCGCTGCTCCAGCAGGCCATTACCTTTCGTGAGGTGATGGATCAGCCGCTCAACACACCGGATGAGAACGTTCACGAACTTCAGTTCAGACTTATCGCAGAAGAATATAACGAACTTCGTGATGAGTTTGAAGCTGAATTAGATGGAGTACTGACTGACCAATTAAAGGAGCTGGCAGACCTCGTGTTCGTCTGCTACCAATACGCAGCCGCTCGTGGCTGGGACCTGGACACCGCAATGCGACGGGTGTTCGAATCAAACATGAGCAAACTGGTCGATGGGAAGCCCCTACGTCGAGCAGATGGTAAAGTGATGAAGGGGCCTAACTATCAACCACCTATTCTTGACGACCTCGTATGACCAGCTACGCTGACCTGGGAGACCTCCCCAACACTATCGCCCGGACCGGTCGCGTTCAATCGTGGATCGACAATCCGGAATCTCGCCTTCCTGTCAGTTGCACCGTGTTTGTCGTTGAGGACAGCATGGAAGGACCGGAGGGCATTGAAGCCTCCTGGCGCTTCGTCTCACACGCCCTTCGCAATGGTGCTGGAGTTGCTGTCCACCTTTCTAAACTCCGTCCTCTCGGGGCTGAGAATGGTCGCGGTCTTACTGCGTCTGGCCCTGTTTCTTTTGCTCGCATCTACTCTGCTCTTAATGAAACCCTCAGGCGCGGTGGAGTCTACAAAAACGGAGCTGTTGTTTGTCATCTTGACTATACTCATCCCGATGCTATTGATTTCATTCGTGCCAGTCGTTCGGATCTGGCATGGGTAAAGCGATGCTTAAATGTTGACAAAAACTTTCTTGATGTTGCTTCTCCAGAGCTGATTGCTGCCACCCTTGATGGAATTAAGAAGGGCGACATCTGGCTAAACCAGATCCGCTTTGATAGCAACGGAAAGCGTATTTATGGAAATGTCTGCCTTGAAGTTTATCTACCTAGTCGTGGCACTTGTCTTCTTCAGCATGTCAATCTCGGTGCTTGTACGGTAGATGATCTCGTACCTGCATTTGTGGAGGGCATGAGTTCTCTGATTGCTCTTCACGGACAGACTGGTGTTGGAGAAACTGGGGAATACCTTGCCCCTGAAGTAGACCGTCAAGTTGGCCTGGGTGTTCTGGGGCTGGCAAACTTCTTGGCCTATCATAAGGTAACCTACAAAGAGTTTGGTAAAGCCCTCGATGCTTACTTCACACGTCGTCTCACCGGCTCTAGAGCCGAAGTCCTTGTCACTGAGCTTGCAACAGCGATTGACACGGCAGCACAGTTGGCCCGTCAGGCTAAAATGGATAGGGCGTTTGCTATTGCCCCTACCGCTTCTTGTAGTTACAGCAATATCGATCTTCGGGGCTATACTACCACTCCAGAGTTGGCTCCTCCTATTAGCCGCCACATTGATCGTGACTCAGGGACGTTTGGGGTTCAGTCGTATGATTACCCGCCCGATTGCGAGATTGCTTCGGAGGTAGGCTGGCAGGACTACAAGCGGGTTGCTGATGGCATTGTCCGTCTGTTTAGAAACACCTTCTTGTTCCATGGCTACTCCTTTAACAGCTGGAGTGATGTCGTCACCTACGACGAACAGTTCCTTCAGGAGTGGCTCACCTCACCACAGACTTCCCTCTATTACGCCCTTCAGGTAATGCCTGATACCCAAGCCAAGGATGATGCCCTGGCTGCCCTGGATGATGACTACAAGGAACTGTTTTCCTTTGAGGAGGATGTGGATCCTGATTGTGGTTGTCCTAAAGTTAAACCAATTGATGAGCCCTGTATCCCCTGCGGAGAATGAATACCCTGTCCCCCTATGCCCAAGTCATTGCCCGTAAACGTAAGTGGACCCCAGTAGCTGTTCAAGCTGGTAAGCTGGTTGAGGGTTCTGAGGATGCGATTCGTCGTGCTCTTGGCCTTCGCCACCTAGAACTACCGGTCCGTGAGTTCCTTCAGCAAGGTCTAGAAAAGGAACTGCCAGCTACTGCCGGTGTTGTGGATGCTCTCAAGAGTAATCAACTGGATGAAGAGCGTCACGACCAAGCTCTCAACTATGTGGTTGCTGCTCATGGCACCGATAATAAGGCTGAGGCCGAAGCCAAACATATCCTTAAGGCCTGGCTTGATGCTCCAGAACACCCTATTCTAAAGGCAGCGATCCTTGAACGCAGTGTCTTCTTCGTCATCCTTCCCTTCTTCCGATTCAACGGAGACATCGGTATCCGTACCACAGCAGCCGACATCAGTCGAGACGAACAGACCCACGTTGCGGTCCACTCAATGGTCTGCTCCGAGCTGGGCCTCAAGTCCACACCAAGCCTCAATCGATTACGCAGAGCGACTGTGGGATGGGTAGTGGATGGATTGTCCTCATCAGAGAATAAGTATCTGAACAAGGACTTCTGGCTGAAACAATCCGATTCCCTCTATGAACGTGGTAAGGCTCCTGGCCTATCCGATACCCAACGTGCTCGGATGCCTGCGTTCTTTGAGGCTGCCAACACTGACCTGCCTCAATATGGTTAATAATTACCTTGAAGCCGAAGAACTCCCTCTATCCAGAGTGGTAGGGGGACAGGTTGATCTTGTCAAACTGATTGAAGAGCTTGATGAGATGTATCCTGACCGGTACCCCGAATACGATATTTGCGAACGACGAATGGCCTTCCATGCGGGGGCTGTTGCTATTATCCGTTATCTTAAAGGAAAGATTTAATCATGTGTCTTGGTGCTCCTAGTGCTTCAGCGCCGCCGCCCTCGCAGCCGCCTACGCCTCCTACTCCTCCAGAACCAGTAATGACTGGCAAAACTCCCACCAAAGTTTCTCCTGTTCGATCTTTAAGAGCTGCTTCCCGTCAGGCAGGTCAAGGTGCTTCTCGCCTTGCTATTCCTCTCAGCATTGGTGGTGGGTCTCAGACTGGACTTAACATCGGTAAATAACATGGAAAATCAGACTGCCGCTTCCAGATATGCAAGGTTATCTAGCGACAGAACGATCTTCCTTGATACCGCTAGAGACTGTGCTGCTCTTAGTATTCCACATTTGTTGACCCCTACTGGATCAATGAATGGCCAAAAACTTCCTACTCCATGGCAATCCGTTGGGGCAAAGGGAGTCAATGTGATGGCTTCTAAACTGATGCTTAGTCTGTTCCCTGTGAACACGACATTCTTTAAGCTTCAGATTAACGATGGAAAGCTGACCAGTAATCCAGAAATTAATGCAAAAGTTCGCTCCGAAATTGATCTTAGTTTGGCTAAGATGGAGCGGGTTGTTATGCAATCAATTGCTGAATCCCAAGACAGAGTGATTCTTCATCAAGCGATGAAGCATCTTATTGTCACTGGTAATGCTCTAGTGTTCATGGGTTCAAAGGGTATTAAACTGTATCCTTTGGATCGTTATGTTGCTGTAAGAGATGGGGAAGGACAACCCATTGAGATTATCACTGTTGAAGCAGTTGATCGTCAGTTCCTTCCCAAAGAGCTTCAAACCTCTGATAAAAAGAACGTCAATGCTGTTGATGATACCAGCGGAACAGCCGCAGTGGCTGATATTTCTGTTGGTGAAGGTGAAGCCGTTGTGTATACATGGGCTAAACTGATCAACAATCAATGGGTTTGGAAGCAAGAGGTTGATGGGGAAGTAGTTCCTAATAGCCTCAGTAAAGCCCCCAAAGAGATTACTCCTTGGCTTCCCCTACGTTTCAACGTTGTTGATGGTGAGGACTATGGTCGTGGACGTATTGAAGAATACCTTGGCGATCTTAAGTCTCTTGAGGGACTTATGCAAGCAATGGTGGAAGGTTCCGCTGCTGCTGCTAAGGTGGTCTTTTTGGTATCTCCTTCTGCTACCGTCAAGCCTTCTCTTCTGGCAAAGGCTGGAAACGGGGCAATCATTCAGGGCCGCGAAGGCGATGTTGTTGCGGTTCAGGTTCAAAAGCAGGCAGACTTTGCCACCGCTTACCAAATGATCACCCAGCTAAATCAAAGGCTGAGTGAAGCATTCCTCATTCTTACTGTGAGGCAAAGTGAGCGCACAACTGCTGAAGAGATTCGTGCTACTCAACAAGAACTCAATGAACAGTTGGGTGGTATTTACGGTAACCTAACCGTAGAACTCTTGCGTCCATACTTGAATCGTAAGCTGTCCGTACTTCAACGTAGTGGTGAAGTTCCTAAACTTCCCAAAGGAATTGTATTTCCTACCGTTGTTGCTGGCCTAGAAGGTGTGGGTCGTGGTCAAGACAGGGAATCTCTTATGATGTTCCTTCAGACTGTGTCCCAGTCTCTTGGGCCTGAGATCATGATGAAGTTTATCAATCCTGACGAAGCCGTTAAGCGTCTTGCTGCGGCCCAAGGTATTGATATCCTGAATCTGGTCAAGACTCAAGAACAACAGAATGCTGAAATGCAGCAAATGCAACGTCAGCAGGCTCTTCAATCCTTGACGGAACAGGCTGGCCAATTTGCTGGCTCTCCGTTGATGGATCCTAGTAAAAACCCTCAAGCACTCGATGGCATCCAACAGACGCTCCAAAACCTTGGAGGAACAGGAATCCTTCCAGGAGGACAGCCTCAACAACCTCCAGCGCCAGCGCCTACCCCAGGAGCCCCAGGACCTTAATCCTGAAGAATACGAGGTTGCCGATGAGGCAATTGAATTGAATACACGAAACAAATACGCTGGCAAGCCAAAGGTACGAGCCAACAAATCTCGGCCTTTGGTTGGAAGCCACGGTCCTAAAATCACTCAACCCACCTTTGGCGTCGTTACTGGCGTCTATCACTAATGCAAGAAAACACCTTTGACTCGACTGATGATCTCGACGCCAAAGAAAGTCGTCTTACCGAAGAAGCTCGCCTTGCAGAGATTGGTGAAAAACTAATTGAGCAAGAAGAAGAACGAGAGCAACGTAAATATGATCAGGCCCGCGAGGACGCTGAATCAGAACTGCGTTATGCTGGTAAGTTCAAATCTGCTGAGGATCTTGAAAAGGCTTATAAAGAGCTGGAAAAGAAACTTGGACAGAAAGAGAGTAATGATCCTCCCGTGGAAGAAGAATCCAATGAAGAGGAGTCATCAGAAAATGAAGAGGAAGATCAGGAAGAAGAGGTTGCTGTTTCTGAAGAAGCTGAATTTCTCAAGTCTGCTTCTGAAGAGTATTATTCTAACAACAATCAACTTAAGCCTGAAACCATTCAAAAGCTTAAGGAGATGCCTTCGGAGAAACTTGTCGAGGCATACCTAAATAATGTCAGAAACTCGCCAACAGTAGCACCTCAGGTCTTAACAGATGCTGATGCTAAATCGATTGTTGATTCTGTTGGCGGTACTGATTCTTACAATCAAACACTTGCTTGGGCAGCGGATAATCTTTCCCCCACTGAAGTTGCTGCGTATGACAACGTAGTTAACAGTGGAAATAAGGATGCAATCTTTTTTGCTGTTCAGGCTCTTAACCAAAAGTATAAAGATTCCGTGGGATTCGAAGGACAACAGGTCTCTGGCAAGAATGTGCGAAATTCCGTTAAGGGGTTCCGTTCACAAGCCGAACTGGCTCAAGCCATTTCTGATCCTCGCTATCGTAATGATCCT